CCTGTTCAAATAAGTGTAGTTGGATCTACCCTTATATTCACAGTCGCAGGAATTGGAAGCACAAGTTTGACTTTATCTTGATTAATTTATGAAAAAAATTATTATTATTGGGTCTGGTACATCTGGACTGATGACTGCAGCTATATTTAAAAGATTTTATGCAGGTAGAGTTAAAGTAGAAGTATATTACGATAGCAAAAGAAAAACTATAGGTGTTGGAGAGAGTACAACGCAAGCATTTGTAGATTTCCTTAGACGATATCTTTTCATTCATCCTGCAGATTTTATTAAAGATACTGGAAGCACAGTTAAGTTGGGAATATTATTTAAAAATTGGACAGAGAATGGAAAATATTTTCATGGATTCAATGAATGTAATGTTGATAATTCAAAAGGAGAATATCCAGAGTCTTTATACTCAATTCCAAATGGAACATTTAATGGGGGAACTTTGTATAACAAAGCAACTACAACAGTTCCTAGCCATGATTTTTATTATAATCATGCAGTTCATATTGATACACAACTAATTACAAAATATATTTTAGATGATATTAAAGATGAAATAGATCATATTGATGACATAGTAGAGAAAGTAAATTCTGATGGAAATAATATACAAAGCATTGTATTTAAAAATAGAGGAGAAGTAACTGCTGATTTTTATGTTGATGCTTCTGGATTTAGCAACGTTTTATTCAAACATCTCAATCCAGATTGGGTTGATATTACAAATTATCTTCCATTAGATAGAGCAATTCCACAACAGGTAGATCATAATCTTAGAGAAATACCATCATATACACAAGCAGAAGCAACAAAAGATGGTTGGATATGGCAAATTCCCTTGAAGAAAAGATATGGAACTGGTTATGTGTATTCATCAAAATTCACTACTGATGAGGAAGCAAAGAAGAATTATAATGAATGGTTGAAGAAAAATCATGGTGTAGAGTTAAATGAAGATCCAAGAATAATTCATTATAGACCAGGATATTACAAAAAGAACTGGATAGGGAATTGCTTATCAGTTGGTCTCGCAAGTGGATTTATTGAACCATTAGAATCAACAGGACTTCAGATACTTTACAACCAAATACAATTTTTTGTAAAGAATAATACTACTCTTAAATTTTTAGAGTTTGATAGGAGAAACTATAATAATTTTAATGAGGAAAGTTATGTAGATATATTTAATTTTATATGCCTACATTACAATACTAACAGAACAGATTCTCCATTCTGGCAATACATGACCAATAACAAAACAGATTGGATGAGAGCATATGAGGAGAAATGTTCTCTTGAATTTATACCTTCTGGAATTACAGATGAGAATTCTCAATTTCATATTGATAGTTATATGCAGGTTAGCGAAGGTTTGGGTATGATAAATGTGGATGCGGTAAATAAATTTGTAAAGAATCTACCCAAAGCAAAAGCTTTAATTGAAGACTCAAAAACATTACATGAAATATTAGAAAAAATTAAAAATAAAAAAAGATACGTTCCCCATAGATCTGTTTTAAATGGTTCAGTCATAATTAAAAAATAAATATAAATAATAAAAAAGATCGTATATAATGTCTGTATCAGTATCAAAAGCAGGACCATTTTTCGCTTCAGGACCTATAACTTTTAGTGAGTTAAGGAGAACTTTTAGAGCACAGTCTCGTAAAACTACCTCTGGTGGATCTGAAACATTTGCTTCTGATGTTGCTCCAATTAGTATGTCAGAGTTGAAGAGAGATACAACTCCTACAAGTACAAATCCAATAGTTCCAGACGCTACAGAAAATTCTGCAATAGGTTCTGTTAGTGATGTTGCTTTGTCTCAATTTAGAAATAGTATAAAATTTTATTATATTACACAGACAGGATCTGATATCTATTTTGATATTGATGCCTTAACTTGGAATTCTAATTTAGGGAAAACTATAAACAAAACTATGTTTATAGAAGGTAACATAGGATCTGATAATGCACTTACTCCTGCAGCTTCATTTGAAGAGTCTCCTGCATATAATGTTTTATTTGATATTCTTGGTACAATTAAGGGTGCACCTGGATTAGGTGGTGGAAAACCTGGTAATGTTTCAATTACTGGACAGACTGGTGGAACTGCACTCTCTATTATTTCTACTGGTGGAGAAAATTTAGTTGTAAATGTAAACTCCTCTGCAAGAATTTATGGTGGAGGAGGTGGAGGAGAAAAAGGAAAACAAGGAGATCAAGGTGCCAGTGGATTATGTCAAGACACTGAAACTGTTCAAAATTGTGGTGATTGTCCTACCTGCCCAGAGGGATGGACATCAACTAGTGGATGTTATACAGGAAATGCATGTGCTAGAATAAGACAGTGTAACTGGTGGGGAAGTTGTTGGTTTGAAACCACTGCTTATCTACGTTATGATGATTGTCTTAATGAATATGAGGTAGCTGGTGGACTTGGTGGAGAAGGTGGCGATGGTGGTAATGGAAGAGGACATGGAAATGAATCTGGTTCGTTACAAGGAGACATTGGTGCACAACCTGATCCTGATAATGGTTGTAACTCTAGTCAAGGACAACCAGGCGAAACTGGTGGAGCAGGTGGAGAGTGGGCATTAAAAGGTGCAGATACTAACAACACTGGAGACGGTGGTGCACCAGGAAGAGCAATTGCAGGGACAAGTTATAGTGTGATTGGATCTATTAGTGCTACCACAATTAAGGGAGATTATCCTGCCACACCTTAGTAATACATAATATTATGGAACCAACTGAACCGTCATTTGTTGATAAAACAAAAAATTTTGCTAATTTTTCTTGGGATATTATAAACTATATCAATAAGAATGGAGCTGGTTCTCTGGTAGTTTCTGATGAGACTTATAAGATTAGACATGAGATTTGTAAATCATGTGAGATGTGGATAAAGAAAAAAGATATATGTGCAGAGTGTGGATGCTTTATACCTGCCAAAGCTAGAGTTGTATTAGAGTCTTGTCCATTAGATAAATGGTCTCAAGATAAAGAAGGGTGGGAAGATGCACTTAAAAGACTTTCCGATAAGATAGAAGAAGACAGTTAATATAGTGGCACAGGCATTTGCAAATTAAGGTTACGTTTGCTATAATAAGTGTAACGAAACAGATTTAATGCAATTACGTCCACATCAAATTGATTCTTTGGTTGCTATGCAGTCCAACACTAAAGGACAAGTTATTGTTCCTACTGGTGGTGGTAAAACAATGTGCATGATAGAGGATGCAATCTATCAGTTCAAGACTGCTCCTAAGACTATTGTGGTAGTTGCACCTCGTATACTACTTGCAAAGCAGTTATGCTCAGAGTTTCGCGAAATGATTGATATTCATCCTGAGAATGTAATGCACGTTCACAGTGGCGATCTAACTGGTAAGAGTCTATATTTCTGCAGTACTCAAGTAGATGACATCAAGTTATTTTCTTTTGCAAAGAAGAATACAAATACTCTTATCTTTACCACATATCATTCATTACATAAGATTGTAGATAGTGGTATCAATGTAGATACAATCTACTTTGATGAAGCACACAATGGAGTTCAGAAGAACTTCGTTGAAGCAGTAGAATACTTTTCAATGTATTCTGCAAGAGCATACTTCTTTACTGCTACACCAAAGCATTCTCTTACACCTCTTAAAGTTGGTATGAATGATGCTGATATCTTTGGTAATGTTATTTGCCAAGTACCTGCACCTAAATTAGTAAAGGAAGGACATATCTTACCACCAAAGGTTGCAGTATACAAGACAAGAATACTAGAGAAGGATGAGTTAGTTGTAGATGCTGATTGCGATCAAATGATTAATGCTCTTGATAACATTCAAAAAGACAAAGTATTAATATGTGCTAAGTCTACAAAGCAGATTACTAACTTAATATCTCAAACTCCATTTGTTTGCGACTTACAAGTACGTGGATACAACTGGATGTTCATTACTGCTAAGACAGGTGCTTTTATCAATGGCAAAAAGGTTACTAGAGAAGAGTTCTTCAGAACACTTAATGAGTGGGGTGTGGATGGTACAAAGTTTGTTGTATTACATCATAGCATCCTCTCAGAGGGTATCAATGTAAAAGGTCTTGAGGCAGTATTGTTTATGAGATCTATGGACTATATTGGTATTAGTCAGACTATTGGTAGAGTAATTCGTAAAGGTGCAGAGGACAAAGTTTATGGTCTTGTATGTGTTCCAGTTTACTCTAAGGTTGGTATTTCAACTGCAAGAAAGGTCGAAGCAGTTGTAGATACTGTATTCAACAAAGGACAGGCAGCAACTTCAGTTATGAGATCATGAAAACAGACACACTATTAAGGATATACAAAGCGGTTAGGGTAAAACCTAAACCCAAATATCCACCAGTTCGCAAACATTACAACATTCATAGTTACG